CAAATAAACTTTTCTCAATAGCCATTAGTAGTACCCGCCTCTACGCTGCTTGAAGTATTGTTCTTCTTCCGGTTCGTCTGATGGGAGTGTAATGAAGCCGCCTTGTCGAAATCGCATTAATGCCATTATCGTAGTGTCTACAAGATCATCATTAGACATAAACGGAAATCCCGCTACTTCTTCCACCAACTCTTCTGCCCAACGTGTTTGTGGAACCCACACCAATCCTGAACGTACTATATCAGCAACTGAGTTTAAACGCGCTGTTTTATCACCTGAACCTCTGTGTGGTGTATATTCTTGCACCATCAAACCTGACCTACGCATCTCTTGGTACAGCGGTGTACCACTACTTTTCTTCTCTACAATGAACGCATCCGGGTTCCACTCTTCATATTCTTCCATAGCTAGTTCTTTTAGTTCTGGAAACTCTAGCCGTTTTTTAATCGAGTTTAGGAGAATAATACAATAACAATTCTCTTCTTCATGGAAAAACACACCCCATGTAGTAAGTGCTGTAAAGTCAGCCCTATTATTTTTCTCTGCCGCTGCGTCGAGCGTCATTATCATGTATTCACACTGAGGAGGATCTTCCTTCTCCCACGTCATCCACCACTCTCGCTTGACTAACGCTGACTCTTCTGCGGTAGGTTTCTGCTGATACTGAGCATTCCACTGAAACACCGGCATAGAAGCTTTCGTGCGATAGAGAGCATCCAGATCAAAAAACGCTGGCCACAACGGTTTTTCAATTATCTGTTCCGGGGTATCTTTACTTTCAGTTTCAAGAATAGCTGGGAACTCCACTACTTCGTACTTGTCTGATAATTCATTTTGAGTCATGTCACGAACAACACGTCCTGTCAGATCATCCAAATGCCAACGTGTTTGTACGATGGCTATCCGACCTCCGGGCATCAGACGGGTACGAGCACCAAACGTAAACCACTCATAGGTTTTATCGAACACATCAAGATTACCATTAATGATGTCTTGCTCATTGTGTGGGTCATCAACGAGCAACAAGTGAGCACCACGCCCCGCAAGGGCTGAACCCACACCACAGGCAAAGTACTCTCCACCCACACTGGTGTTCCATCGTCCTGCTGACTTTGAATCTATCGCTAGTTTTACAGTGGGAAAAATCGCTTGGTACTCAGGGGTAGCAATGAGGTTACGCACCTTACGACCAAAATCTACAGCTAAATCAGTGGTATGCGATACCATCAATACTTTCTTGTCGGGGTTACGTCCTAAGAACCACGCAGGGAAATAGATAGAAATAAGCTGGCTTTTACCATGACGCGGGGGCATGTTCACACATACCCGATCTTTCCCGGCGGTTACTGCTTCCCCCTCTTCGTTATACTCTTTACCCTGTTCAATCTCCATCAAGAGATCAGCCAATATCCTGTGGTGTTTCCCTACTTTGTAATCACTTTGCATTTGTTTGCAGAATTCTATTAGATCTTTGTACGCCGCTTCTGCACGTTGTTGGACCTCTAGCTCTTCTACAATTTTAAATATTTCTTCTTGTTCGGTAGGTGAGTAAGTATTTAAATTTTGGAGTAGCAGATCTATATCTTCGGGGGTAAAAGTGATGGAGGACGCTGTGGGAACTATCCCTAGGTCAGTGTTGTAAGCAGCAGGGTTACGGGGCAGGTTCATTTTCTACCACTTCATATACCCCATCGGCGTTTTTCTTCAACACCTCAAGCTTCTCACGTAACCTTTCACGTAGTTCATCGGCATTCTGATGGGTTACTGTAATTTCTTTACGGTCAGTAAAAAGACCTACCTCAGTCATCTTGCCTAAACTTATTAACGCTTGTATTCGGGTACTGTCTTTCTGGCTTTCTGTTTCCAGAATAAGCTTGTTCACCACCATATTTCTAATTTCAGCCGCTTGTGCTGCTACCACCTGTCCAAATTCTTTAACAATATCATTGGTTTGTAGGATAGCAGCGGGGGTGAGGTCACTGAATCTATGGTTGGTTACCGCAGAAGAAGTTTTCTGAACATCGGCAGCATAAGAATTAAGTAAGGTAGTCGCTACTTCGTTATCTATATCAGTAGGGTTGGTGTCGAGTCCGTGTTTCTCTAATTCTTTTATCGTATTGCAAGCTGCTTCCGCTCTTACGCGCAGATCCATATACGAAACATCATCAGGAATTTCGATACCAAACTCAGGGGTGAGGGCTAAAGCCATCTGTTGTCTACCTTTGCAAGCTATTAAGCTGTTTTGCGAAGTATAGTTACGAAAAATTATTTTTGCAACAGACTGTTGGGACTCCTATAGGGGGGTTTCACGTGGAACAAGGGGGTGGGGTCTAGGCAGACACGTTTGTATAAAAGAGGGGTGGGGGTCATTTTGGTGGGGAATTGTAATTTATTTCTACGTACTAGTATGTACTGACGCGCGGGGGGTGTCCTTAGCTAAACGGTTGGTAGGGGTGGGGGGTGGGGGCTAATTAAGCGCCTCCCTAGATAAAAAGGGGTAGGTCTAAAGAATACAAAACACACTACCTAAACATGTTTGTATAAGGTCTAATAGCTACATCGTTTAGGCGAACACGTCTATGCGATACCGCGCACATTCGCGCATAACCGACCACATGTGTGGTCACTTTTGGAGATAGATGTATGAAAAATAAAACTAAGAAAGTTGTATTAACAGATGGCCAACGCACTAAAGGCGTTACTGCATTTACCGATGGCTTGCGAGCTGAGGAAAGCCGTTTGACTTTCTATAGGTCGATCAAACCGCGCATACCATCGGACAAGGTAGCACTAGCACGTGATGAATTCGTTGGCATCGCCATCGCCACGTATGATGCTAAGAATGAGTTAGAAGGTAGACTCATAGCAGAATTAGCAGAGCCAACCTTAAAGAATGCCGCTAAATTAAAGGGCTGCACATTAACCATGAAAAAGGTAAAAGATGGGATCAATACAATGGTTAAGCGCGAGATGGCCAGATATAGACTATGGCTCAACACCGGCATAACTGATAAACGTAAAGTACCTAAGAAGCGCGGCGCGGGTGGCAAGGTCACTGGCAACCAAAAGAAACAAGGTAATCCACCAGTAACGCAGACGCGCGATGATGTAAGCTTTAATGATGCCGTGACTAAAGGCGTTGAGGAGTTGGCCGCGATCAACGCGCTCGATAATATCGAGACCTCATACGAACGGGATGTTTATTATCTAACACCTCGATTGGCTTACTACCAAGCGATTCCGAAACCTAACATTCATCAACAATCAATGATTAACTCATTCACACAGACCTTGGATATTGCAAGAGCATCTTGCAAATATGCAGCAAAAGCCTTGGAGGTAATAAACGGGAAGGCTAAGTAACGCAGTAACATCTCTAGGGAGACCTTCGGGTCTCCCTTTTTTTTGGTCTTAAATTCTTTAATACCAGTTCCCGAATTGCTAACTGCCACTTTGCTAATACCAGTTCCTGAACGGCTAACTGCTGGCGGTAAATACCAGTTCCTGTATAGCTAACTGCTACTACAGGAACACAGGTGACTACACTTGTGGTCACCTTCCCTTACTAGTTTAACTAATTTAACTTTTCGCTAAATTCAAAAAAGTTAAAGTATCCCTCCATTTTCCCCATTTATAATTTCAGTTTTATTTAGTTTTATTTAGTTTTACTCACTTATATATATATATTATTTTTATTATTTATTTCTTTACTAATTTAACTAACTTAACCACCAGAATAGGCCGAGGTAAAAACAAGAGGCAAAAGGTTTTAGATCTTCAAGAGAGCTACCCCCTTTTGCGTATAAAAGGCTGAGTGTCCATTTGGAGGTTAAATTAGTTAAGTTCGTAATTTTACCCCACAGGCCGCGTGGTTGTTGAATTCATTTCTTACTTTTTGCTGAACCCTAAAAGTTAAGTTGGTAAGATTACCCCACCTACAAAAACACGTTTATATAGCTTGACTTAGAGAAACAAGTTTGAGATAATAGATCTTGTTGGTGGGGAGAGCAGTACATCAACAGGGTGACCACATGTGTAGTCACCTAACTTATCAGAGGAGTGTACGTATGAAGTTAGTTTATTGGGTGTCAGTTTGCTTGGATGATTCGAGTGCCTACAACTTTCGAGCCAAGACTCGGAAAGAGTGTAAGCGATTACTGGAGGAACATAATGCCACAGGAGGAGGAGCGAAATTCTCAGACACCATTAAGCGGGTCGAAGTTCACTACGCCAGCGGATTCGATTTGATTGACCAAGCTCTACGTGAAGGTGGTATTGAGCCTTGGGATTAACATTCTTTTACATGGGTGACCACATGTGTGGTCACCTAACTTACAGGAGCACAACGATATGCAATTACAAATCATAAACAACACGAACGCACAAACGCATGTGCGTATCATTACCGATGACGGGACAGATACCGTCAAGATCCCTAACGTTGACCGATTCCGTTTCGATAGTGACCCAGTACTCAACGATGAGTACTTCCTAGAATCATTACGTGAAGAGTTTGGAGGGTAGGACAATGCACAAACCTTACGCCAATATGAATAGAGAAGAATTGATAGACGAGGTAATGGATGTAACGAAATCCACCATTACATACGACGACGATTGGACTGCGCTAGAAGAACTGCTGACTTTTGTACCCACCGAAAAACTCAGAGGGTTTTTACCAGAGGAAGACCCAGCGGAGGAGGACGACAATGGATAAGGAACACTTAAACATACACGACCCGCATAACCAATACACGTGGGCCGATGACCGATTACCTTGGTGGGTGGCTGTACTAAAAGTATCGGGATTCATTTGTGGTGTTGTTGGTACGCTTGCCATGTTTTATTTTTTCACTGGTGTAATGCTTCAACTAGAGGGGTAAGACGATGATTGGATTAAGAATTAAATATATACCCTATGGGGAACTTGCTCTTGACTTTTGTGGGTGGAAAGTAACGGAGGGAGGGACACCCATGCGTGAAGAAATTGATGTCAATTTTTATGACCGAGACGAGTACGACATAGACGCAAGAGGAGCGGCAACAGAGTACACAAAAGAGCACTACCCTGACATGCGAGTGCGAGATGTAGTGGAGATACCTTCCTCTTCCGAATTTATCGCAACACTTACACTTCGCGTTACGTCTTAAAACCAAAGGAGTATGACGATGACAATACATAGAGAAGACTTAGAA